CCTCAGGGCCTGGTCACCGAAAGACAGGCCTTTTGGCTGGGCTTGGGCAGTTTGCTGGCAATCATTCCCTTGGGTATCTACTTCTGTTTTGCCAGAAGCTATATCTTCAAGACTGGAAGATAATGCTTGTTTATCCGATGCTGCGATAACTTTACTTTTGCTACTCTTCTTGTTACTTCCCGTATCAGAATGAGTGTTAGCTCCACTTCCCGTAGAATTAACCCCTGAAAAACAAGAAGCAAAAGTATCCTGGGCTTTCATTTCCTGTACCAACTGTAGTATAGTCATATCTTGACCATCACTACCACCTATTCTTGGATTACCTTCTTTATTTACAACTTCTGGTCTCCAAGTGCCCCTTGAATCTTTTGACATCCTTACTTGATTTTTAACATGAGGCATTAACACATCAACATTACCACCTTCTTTACTAATTGCTTCAACTATTCTTGAAACGACAATAGCTTCTTGTAACTGACTTTGAGAATCAGCCAAATCATTTTGCAATTTTTCGCTTTCTGTAGTATGTTGTTTTACAAGATCCTTCAATTTAGCATCCATTTCCTGCTTAATTTTCTGCTCAGTAACAGCAACAGCCTCTCTGACTTTCGTTTCACCATCCCAATTTTTTATTTCATCAATTTTACTTAAAGCAGATTTTGCTTGTTCAGCGTCAATACCATCATATTGACTTTGAAATTCTTTATGCTTTCTTTGGAGTTCTTTTAAAGCATCTTCAGCAGCTTTTACTTCTGCATTAAGAATTTTTTCACTCGCCCTTAATTTTTCTACTGTAGACTTTAATCCGTCTACATTTTCTAAAGCCAAACCTTCAACTTTAGTAACATTTAAGAAAAATTTACCATCTTTCTCTGTATAATGTTCCTTCACATCATCACTTAAACCATCCAATGTACTTCTAATTGCATCTAATGCCATAATAAATCTCCTCTATTAAAATAATATTTTTAATCTTTTCCAGTTGCTGGCTCAAATTCAATATACTTATATTTATGATCACGTAACCATTTTTTAACTTCGCTAACTGTCCAACTTGTTCTCTTAAACCAAATAGTTTGAATAACTGATGGACCATTTGGATTAGTTTTTAATGGACCTCCTTTAGCCATTATTCCTTGTCTTGACCAAAGAACACTAATTCTAACAAATCTTCCTGGTTGTCTTATTCTTGCAGAATGCCAGTTTTCGTATGGCATAATTATATCTCCTCTTCAACTTCCACTACTTCTACTTCATCTTCCATACCAACAAATTCAAATTCATTTGAATCACCCACGAATCGTTGACCGGCTCTTTCTATTTGTTCTTCAGTTAATTCTTTTGCCATTATTCAATCCTCTTAAATAAAATGCCATTGTCACCCTTGAAAGATTTTGTATGATCCCAACGACCAACGAATATTTTTTCAGGAATACCTTTTGGAAATGCTTTGCAAGTTGTCATATTATCATTAAGATTAGCACAAGCCAAACATTGTATAGACATATCAGCTATTGCATCTCCAATTATACCATCACCATAAGCAGGAATCATTACTTGTTTCGTTTTCATTTCAATATATCCTCAACATATTTTTTGCAATTAGGGAAAAACTGACCAATTCCTGATCTTGCCCCTCCACCCATTATATCACCAAACATTTCTGCGAATGTTTCACTCCTACCCCTAACTCCTTTTTGCATAAAGAATCTTAAATCATTTTTAACTATATCTACTTTAGACAATTTTGCAATATCTTTTGCATAAGCAGCTTTAAATTCTGGTCTACTACTATAAAATAATCCTTCAGGAGAAGCATCAAATCCATGACCAGTTTCATGATTAAGTATAGCTCTTATTTGATTTTTAGAATTAACTTCGTATAATTTTTTCCCAATAGGACGATAAGTTTCAGCTACAGAAACAGTTTTATTTTCAATATTATACATACCACTAACATTATCCCAAGTTGAGCCTTTCGACCATCCAGCAGGATGTACTCCTTTTAATCTTGGGTCTATTTCTGTTAAACTATTACCTATATTATAATTAATCCCTCTGTTATTTAAAGCAACTTTCACCTTTTCTGGATAAGAATCAATTGTATCGTTTACAAATTTCCTAATATCTTTTGTCGTTGTTTCTGCAAAAGTTGTTCCGACTTTCGTTACTGTTGTAGGTGGAGCAGGAGCAACTTTTAGTTGAGCTTGTTTCGTTACTTCACTCAAATAAACTCTATTTCCAACTATTTTATCTACTTTGAATGATGTTCCCTTCATAAAAAGAACTTCTTTTTCACTTGGAAATCTTGAATAATTTGTAATATCACGACCAGATCTACCTCTTATTTGAAAAATAAGATTATTTTTTACATCCTTCCCCGCAATAATCTGGCTTTCTTTTGAAGAAGCTAAAAAAGTTTTAGACTTCCATACTTGGCCTTGTTTAAATTCTTTTAAATATTTAGCTCTTTCAGTAGCTGTTTCAAATATCATCCCACGATGAGTAGTACCATTAAAACCATCTAATTTTTTAAGAGATTTTGTAAGATTTTTTTCAGCCATCAAAACATCTGACTTTTTTACAAGTACAAAATCTTCACCTTTTAATACTTTATGTCTTGGATTTAAACCTCGCTGTACTCTTGTAATATCTGCATATTCTGGTTTATTTTGTGACCAAGCATCTAAATATTTTTTATCAGCATCTGTAAGTTTTGCTCCAGTCCCTTTTGTTGGCATTGCTTTAACTTGTGGCGGAGCAGGGAGAACCTCTGGTGGTTTTAAACTAATGCCTTCACGTTTTGCAAGTTCTTTTAATGTTAATGGTTTTAAGTCACGTCCTACAAATCTATCAATTTTAACTTGCCCACTACGATAAAGTTCAGCACGTGTCTTTCCTAATACTTTATCTTGAACAGCTTTTGGTTGATTTTTAATCCACTGGCCATAAGTTGTTTTTGCTGGAACACCACCATCCATAGAAGCTCTTGTTGCTGGCGGAGGTTCTTCAATCCCATATTCTTGCCAAGATGGAGTAATAGGAATAGTGCTGCTCCTACAATTAAAATGGATTGGAGGGCGAGGGCCATCTCCAACATCAAATACTTTTCCATCTAAATGAATACACTCCATACTTGTTCTATCATCTAAAGTAGATACCCATTGTACTTTTCTAACAAGATCAGAATTCTTTTTATACACTTCTTCTCTTGCTTGATGTACAACATTACTGACTGCCGTTCTTGCAATATATTCCGCCTGTTTAGTTTTATATCCTAATGCTTTCTCAATTCGTTTTCCAATTTTAGGTAAAGATTCACCAGTAGCAATTCCAACTTTTATTTGTTTTGTCATTGCAACACGAACAACAGTAGAATACCCTTTCATCCATGTACCAAGTTTATGTCCATCCATTGGTCGCATAGTAACAAGATTTTTCAAAACTTCATTGCTCGGCATAGACATATCAATATCTAATGGAACAGTTTTACTAATTAAATCTGCGTTCCAATCTGCTTCAAATTTAGAAATATTAACAAGACGATTAACCAACATCTTTTCGGCTTGAACCATTCCAGCAGTTGAAATTTTTTGTGTTGCTGCAAGCATCACCTTTAATCGTCTTACTGGAATTCTATTAATACTACCAAGAGTTTCTAAATTTTTAATACGACTTAATTCTTTTATTAACTTATCATAGATCTGAGGAAACGTTTTTTGCTTAAGAAAACGACTAATAAGACTGGCTTCTGCTTTCTTAAGTTGTTCCAAATATACACTATGTCTTATGTATTTTTCAAGAAGTTTTTCATTAACAGTTGGAATCTTTATCTTAGCCATCAGTTTATCATAACTATTAGTACAAGTTCCCTACTTGAACCTTCAAAAAATACAAAAAGATATTTACCAAGTAACTTAAAATGATAATGAAATTTCCATATACCATATTCTAAATGATATAATTCAATTTCCTCTTTTTTATTTTCAGGTGTAAAAACATAACATTTAACATCAAGTTCATTTTCATTTTTAGCTGTATAAAAATATTGTTCAAATCGCGGAGCATCATATTTAATTTTTACAACTTCCATTCATCTAATTATCCTATCATTGGGAGAGCAGAAACATCTATATTATCTATTTGATCTGAAATATCTTTCAATGTATCTCCATCGGCTCCAGCTTTTGCAACAGTAGCATCTTTTGCAACAGTAGCATCTTTTGCAACAGTAGCATCTTTTGCAACAGTAGCATCTTTTGCCATCGTTGAATCAATAGCAACAATAGCATCTCCAATACTATCAATATTATGTGCAGTAACCAAAAAAGTTTTTACAACTTTCCCAGATTTAGCAGCACTATCAATCATAACAGTCCACACACCTTCTGCATCTGGTGTAAATGAACCATAATATCTTCCAGTCGCTCCAATCTCTGTCATTACTACATCTGGAAAATTAACTCCATCTAATGTTCGCGACTCATCATAAATTTGCATAGTAACATCTACAAGACCTGATGTTGCTTTTGTTGCTTGATAAGTTACATCTATAGCTTCATTTATTTTAAATACCCCTTGCATAACTACACCTCTCTATTTAACCTAATTTTGAATCTTGTTCTACAGATAAAAGACTATTACCATATTTAGAATCCCATTCATTTTGAGTAATCACATTAAACTCCATAAAAATTGGTTTTCCTAACGAAAACGAATCATGGATGTATAATATTAAAGAACCTAATTTATCACAAACATTCATTGGAAATGTTAAAAAATAACATCCATCACAATTTGGAATATCATTCCAATAAAAATTAATAATATCAATTACAGTCCCATCAGATTTTATTAAGTATCTCCACCAAAACCAATTAAGAGTTGCACCTGTAACCGGAATTATAGGGTTATCTTTTGTTTTTGCTAAAAGTACACCAACTCTAACAATTTGTTCTGTATTATAACGAAGTTCTTGCACAAATTATTCTCCCCCTTCTTCTAATCCCTCATCTTCTATCTCTTCATCTGGTAAAAGATTTTTTAATTCGTTAGTGCTTTGCTCATCAATTTCTTTTGCCTCTTCCTCTGGCTTCATATCTTGAGAATATATACCACGACGTTGAGCTTCTTTAAGATATCGTGTTCTTGTAATTTCACCAAGCTCTCTGGCTTTTAAAATATGGTCTTTATCAGTATTACCTAAAACAAGAGCTTCAAAATCACTATAAATTTCAACACCCATTGTTTTCGGTGGATCAATTTTACGCCATTCACAAGCAAATTTTAATGCTTGCAGTATTCCATTTTCAAGAGACCTGACCCAAGATTGTAATTGACTAACCGTTCGTGTTTCATCAATTCTTTCTGCTGTTGCAGTATCTGGCAAATCTTTTATTAACGGTTGATTACCAAGAATACGCATTTTAGTTTCTATGTCTTCAACATCCTTTTGACCAGCCTCAATAGATTTACCAGAATGCTCAACATATTTCATATCTGCAGTTTCATTAGTAGTCAAATATGCTTTTGTTGGTCCAATCTCCAATGTACCTTTTTCTACCATCTCATCTGGCAGACCTTTCCCAAAAATTAAACCGAACCTTGAAAATCGCAAAATATTTCGTTGATCGCTGTAACTTTGCCAATGAGCCAAATTTAACCAAGCAAGATCCATTAAAGGTGATTCGGCTGTCATCATCCCTGTTCTATTAGCATAAATAGTTACTAATGGAATTCTACCAAAATTATAATCACCAGTTTTTTCAAGATTATATTTCTCCCCTTTTTCATCTTCTTGTCTATGCACTTCCCAATTTTCTTCATTATAAACATTTATATATGTAACCTCTGCATCTCCATAATCACCAGATTTTTCTATTACAGATTGTTTTATTCTTATTTGAGTTAGTTTCAATTCTTTATCAACTCTTTCTGTTTGCCAACCAATTAAATCTTTAGGTGAAATACAACTTAAATATACTCTTACTCCAAGTTGTCTTTCCTGTTCTTTTGTTATAGTTTTACCTTCAGCAACTTCTGGAACTACAGAATGATCAACGAATATA